AAGTTGCTCTGGAACATCGTTGATAAACGAAACAGAGTTCATATAAAACTACTCAGATTCCTAGGGTTCAAATTTTTAAGGGAATTAAAACACGGACCTAATAATTTATCCTTTATGGAGTTTTGCCGTGTGTTTAGGTTCAGCAGCTAAGACTGCTAATGAAAATGCTCGTAGAAGATATAAATACGAGAACGAAAGAAGAGAACGTCAATGGATGCAACGCACATCTATTTACAATGCTCAAAAAGTTAAATACGAAGAGGATGTACAAAATGCTGGTCTAGCTCAAGCAAATGTAAAAGTTGAACAGCAAGAAGCTATGAATCTTGCAAGAGGTGACGCTCAACTTAAGTACGCTGAACTATTTAGAAAGTTACAAGAAAATAGTACTTATGGACAATTAGTTGCAGCTGGTCAAACTGGTCAATCTACTAGAAGAAGAGGGACTATAGACTATGCCAAGTATGGAAGAGATGTTAGTGAAATTGCTAGGAAATTAACTCTTAACGATAGAGAGTTAGCTCGTAAGAGTTCAGCAGCAATATCAAAATACAAATCATTTAAAGATCAAGCATTTGTCAAAGTTGCATTTAAACCAATACCAGATGTTGCACCTCCACAACCTGTTATGCGTAACGTTGGAGCTGAAGCATTTATGGAAGGCTTATCAATTGCTGGCAACGTCATGTCAGGACTTGGTTCTATGGGAGTTGAATTTTAGGAGAAATTATGGAAGACGAATTTTTTAATTTTGAGGAAGCACCCGATTGGGCTGAAACTCTTATAGCTGGTTATAACCCAGTTAACACAAGCTATGACAGACGTGAGACTTTAGAAAAACTAAACGATGAAGTTCGTGAAAAGAATGCTGGAATCCCTTTAGAAATAGTTAACAAATTAGCAAAAATAATACCATCTGCTAAAAAAATTTCAGATAAAATAGCTTGGAATAAATACAATAAAGATTCCGCTGCTGAAAATCCTTGGCCGGAAGGCACTCCACAGCATGAAACATATGAAAAATTACAGCTACAACTAGATCAAGCTGAAAAATTAAATTCAGAGATGCTTGGTGATGCTTATAAGGAAGAGGATATTATTAAGATTCAAAGTCTTAAAACTGATGGAATAGGTAATAGAAAAAAAAGAAATATTATATTTAATGCTGATCAAGTTACATGGGATGGTGATTTAGCAAAAGCAATAAACGACAACTATAAAGGTGGGTTTCCAGACACTGGAACAGCTGAAGATTTTGTTAATGGTTGGTGGCAGCAAAAGAAAGAGAATTTAATTGCAGCTGGTTTTAATAATAAATATATTGAATTTTTTGGTAGAAAGAAATTTGATAGTCTTAAATCTAACTTTATGCAAACTGTCAAACCAAATATTCTTAAAAACGAATTACAAGAAGATAAAAATTTAGACATAACAAATATCGAATCCTTATCTCAAGGCGAAAACTTTAATGAAGAAATTTATAAATGGGCTGATTTAAACAAAGGAAAGTTTGGCAACAATATTGGTGATGCTGTTCGTTATAAAACAGGCTTAATGTTTGAGTTGGTTAAGGCTGATTTATTGCCTTACGATGTAGCAGAAAGTTTTTTATTTTCAATTACTAAAGCTAAAGGTGATAAAGAAAAAACAGTAGTTGAAAAATTAGGTGGAAATACCATTGCAAAGATAGAAGTTAATGGTTGGTTAGAACAACTTGATCAAGCTAAAAAGAAATCTTTACAAGCAATTACAACTCGTGATAATAACTATAAAACAACTTATGAAAAGAATTTAAGAAACGATCTTTATAAAGATGGCAACGTCCCAACTAAAGAAGAACTTATTAAATATATTTATTCAAATGAAGAATCAAGGTTTGATTTTAGTACTGGTGGATTACCACAAGGCATAACTTCTCTGTTATCTGCTGAAGCACAGAATGATGCAATGTTAATACCTTCATATGAAAAGAAAGCACAGTTAGGGATATTGACAGTAGCTGAAGTAATGAAACTAGAAAGTTCTACTTTAAGGCAACAATATCTTCCACAAGCTATCTCTGTTAACAACATGGGTATGACTAAACAGATGGCTAATTTTTCTAAAGAAGCTATTTCCACTATGGCTGATGAAGTAGAAAAAGATTCTATGGGTAAAAAGGAAAAGTCTTCAAAATGGTTATCTATAAAACAGCAAGCAACATTACTATACCCATCTTTATATGCAACTAATTTAAAAGCAGCAGCACCTAATCCTGAGTTAGGATTATCCGCTGAAGCTGTGGCTCATGCTGAAACTATGAAACAATTGTATGAAAGAGCTATTGCTGGAAACTTTGATAAATGGGGTGAGTTTACAACTAATACTTTAAAGATGGAAAGTGCTGTTCAGTACTTACAAATGGATAAAGAACATATTAATACCCAAATAATCCCAGGATATGAAGAAGATGTTAAAGCAGCTATGAATTTACCAGATGGTTCTAAAACAGTACTTACAGCTTTTAAACAACTTGGAGATAAGATTGGAGTTCCTGGCTGGCAAATTCAACTTCAACAAAAAAAAGTTGGAGAGAAACTAGGTGGTGTAGAACATGTTAAATCTGAAGTTGAGTTAGCTTTTGAAAAGTTACCTGATGAACAAAAGAAATTACTAAGTAAGTATCCTACTCCAGCTAAATTAGCTAGAGCTAAATTTTTAGCATTTGCGGAAACACCTGAAGGTGATGAAGTAGGAACTATAACTTGGAGTGAATTATCTACTGTGCATCCAGATGTAGCTAAGTTTGTATTTAAGGAAGAGACTGGTACAGAGATGCCAGTAACTCCACAACTTGGTAAGTTTGAATTACGGAAAGGAGAATGGAAAGAACTTCCTGGAGCTACTCGAATTGGCTATGCCGTATGGGATGGTAAAGATTGGGTATACAGTTCTAGAAGAGGTACAGGTTCAGAATCAATAATTACACCTACTGACTACAAAGATAGAGATGGTTACTTTAGACCGTTTGAAGGTAAGAGTAATGACTTAACTACAACATTTATTGGTAGAGATGAACCACTTAACTTTGCAGAAGAGGGTGGTCCAAGAGCTGGAGACTGGTATAGGACTACAAATAGAAACTTAAATGCGATGAACTTAGGAGATATCCGAGGTTTGAAAGGACAACCTTTTGTCGTATGGAACGGAAAAGAATGGGTTCCAAGTGCTGTCAAAGGCAGATTTAGAAAAGAGTACCAAGGTCCTCAACCACTAAGCACCATTCAAGAAGAAGAAGACTTGATTAAAAACCAAGCAAATATGAATTAAATTACTAAGGTAAATTATGAGTTCTGATTATCAGATTGATATCGATGCTCAGGCTCTGGATAATGCACAGCTTGAGTTACAAACATTAGCTGAAGAAGAGGAGAAAAATAAAGTTCTTCAACAGCAAAGAGACATTCAGCTACAGCAACAAGTAGAGCAATCACAAGCTGAAATTAATGATCCTAGAAATAAAGAAGGTGGCGGTGGTATTAGAGGAGTAGCTAAAGAAATTGGAGCTGCCCTTGGTGGTGGTATTCAAGATACAGCATCCTCTATTGTCACTCTTCCAGAAAGAGCTATTGATATGTTCAGTGGTGAAATGGAAGAAGAATCCAAAACTGATGAAGGTTATAATGCCGAATGGGACGATTGGTTTGTTGATGAAGATAACCCAATAGAAACTAAAACATGGTGGGGAGGTGCTCTACGGAGTCTTGTTCACTTTGGTACTATGGTTCCAGCAAGTTTAGTAGCTTTAAAAGCTGCTGGACTAGGTGCTGTCGGTACTGCTATCGGTGGTGTTGGAGGTTCATTAGTTAGAGGTGCAGCTATTGGTGCGACCTCTGATGTTATATCTAAATATTCACAAGAAGATAATGGTCTAGCTATTTTGAGAGATCGTTATAACTTTATTGATACTCCATTATCTACTCAAGAAGAAGATCACCCTGCCATGAAAACATTGAAAAATGTTGTAGAAGGTATGGGTATTGGAGCTTTATTTGATGGAGTAGCAATTGTATTAGGTAAAGGCGTTAAGAAAATAAGAAAAGGCAAAGGTGGAAAAGAGGTTGTAACTGATGGACAAGAAGATGCATTTAACAGAGCTATTAAAAGAGAGCAAAACGTTAATGAGCAGATTAGTGAAAAAGCACAACTACAAGCACAGTCTTTAAGACCTGATCAATACGGTGGTTATAAAAACAAACCATTTACTGATTCTTGGCAAGCTTCTCCAACTTCTAATGGAAAAGCTGGTGATGTCTATTATCAACGTAAAAGAATTGCTACTGATTATGGTTCTAGTAATGGTTCAACAGATTCATTACATACACCTGTACAGGTAGAAAGAACTGCAATGAGTGCTGATATGGCACAAAAAGAAGTTGAAAGAGTTCTTAAAGATTTTATGTCTGACGATAGGATTCAGGCTGAAATAAACATAGCTAAAAAAGAAGGAACTTCTCTTGCAGAGAAATGGGGTTATGCAGCTGAAAAAGCTAGAGAAATGCTTGAGGGTAGAAACTCAACTGATTTAACAACAGAGGAATTTTGGAAACAGTTTGATGTTGATATGAACCGTATTGATGGTAGAGAAGTTTGGAAATCTGCAAACGTAGTAGCTGCTGATTTAGTTGTTGGATCTTTGATGAGAGAAATTAGAGATTTAGGAATTGCAAGTAGAGAACTATTTGAAGTAGGAGATATTGCTGATATTGATGGTCCATCTCGTGCAATGTATGAAAAGATCGTTGCTGGTTTAACTCAAATAAAATTATCTAAAGCAACTCAATCTGCTGAATTTAGAGGATTAGGAGCAAGAGATGTAAGAATCGAAGTTGATAATTTTATTGATGAAACTAAGAATGCTTGGCGAATAGCAATGCAAGCAGCTGGAGATGATGCTGACGATAGTTTGTTTAGAGCTATCCATGAAGTTGTATCTATGTCTGATGAAATACATAATTTAACTGACTTTGATAATTGGGTTAAGAAAACTCTTAAAGGTGGTTATTTTGGTGGACGTAAGAAAACTGGTGTATTAGTTAAAGAACTTCAAGGCATGATGGTTAACAGTGTTCTTAGTGGACCTAAAACTCCAGTAAGAGCAATTATGGGTACTGGTTCAGCTACATTCTTAAGACCTTTTTCACAAGTATTAGGTGCAACATTATCCGGTGATAGAACAACTCAACGTGCTTCTCTCGCTGCGATGAACTCAATGATACAAACTATACCCGAAGCATGGACTTTATTTAAAAGTAAACTTAATTCTTACTGGTCAGGAGATGTTTCTAATATTACAACTAGATATTCTGACTACCACAAAGAAGCAGAAACTTGGGACATACTTGGAGATTGGGTAGAAAATAGTGGACAAGCAAATTTTGGTGATAAAGCTGCATACAGAACAGCAAACATGGCAAGAGCTTTAAACAATAATTCTTTCTTCACTTACTCAACAAAGATCATGCAAGCTACTGATGAAACATTTGGTTTCATATTAGGTAGAGCAAGAGCTAAAGAAAAGGCTATGCGTTTTGCAATGAACCAATTTGATGCGGGAGAGATTACAGAAATAACTCCTGATTTATTGAAAAATGCTGAAAATAAATTTTATGCTGGTATAACAGATGCTGATGGAAATATCACAGATGCTGCTACTTTATATGCAAAGAAAGAAGCTACTCTTACAACTGACTTAGAAGGATTTGCAAAAGGTTTACAAGATGCATTTGATAAAGCACCTTGGGCTAAACCATTCTTTTTATTTGCTAGAACAGGTGTAAATGGTTTAACACTAACTGCTAAACATACTCCAATAGTAAATTTATTTGTAAAAGAATTTAATGACATACGATTTGCTACACCTGATAATTTGGGTGAAGTTGCAAAGTATGGAATTAAAACTGCTGAAGATTTAGCTAATGCTAAAGCTTTACAATTAGGAAGATTAGCAATTGGAGGTTCAGTAATCTCAATGGCATCTATTCATTTTATGAATGGAGGTCTTACAGGTAACGGACCAGCTGATAGGCAGAAAAGACAAACATGGATTGATGCTGGATATAAACCAAGAACTATAAGTATTGGTGGAGTACAAGTTGGTTATGATTCTTTTGAACCATTTAATTTATTACTTTCAACTGTTGCTGATATTGGTGATCACAGTCAATTAATGGGTGAAGAGTGGACAGAAGACAACCTCCAGAAAATGGCTGTTGTAGTTATGCAAGCTGTATCAAGTAAATCTTATTTAGCTGGTATGCAACAGTTTGTAGATCTATTTGCTGGAAAACCTGGAAGTTGGGAATCAATAATTGCTGGATTAGCTAACAACACTATGCCTATGTCATCTTTAAGAAATGAATTAGGTAAAGTACTTAATCCAGGAATGAAAGAACTTAATTCTGGAATATTGCAATCTATAAGAAATAGAAATCAATATGCTGAAGGGTTAGATCCTGAAGGTGGACTACCTACTAAATACGATATGTTAAATGGTCAGCCTATTAGAGACTGGGATTTTCCTACTCGTATGTTTAATATGTTTAGTCCTTTTTCTATTAATTTAGATCAGGGTGCTGGTAGAAAACTTTTATTTGAAAGTGGTTATGACATGAGAATGTCAACCTACTCTTCCCCAGATGGAATGGATCTTAGTAAATCTCCAAGACTTAGATCTAAATTTATGAAAGCTATAGGTGATCAAAACCTTGAAGCTGCATTAAATAAATTAGCAAAAGATCCCAAAGTTTTAGCATCTATTCAAGAAATGCATAATGATAGAAATTCTGGCAGAAGGGAAATGAACCCAATGACAGCCTATCTTCATAATTCTCTTATTAATAGAATATTTACTGATGCTCGAAGAATAGCGTGGGCACAGATTAAAAATGACCCAGAAGCAGTTCAATTATATGCAGAAGATAGAAGACTTAACGTACAAAATAATAGATCATTTAGACAAACAGCAGATGTTAATAATCCATACGGAGTAATACTGCCCTACAGATAACCCACCCGCCAATTAAATAACAAATCGTTTGTAAATACAAATGGCGACAACTGAACATTTTTATACAGGCAATGGTTCTACAACAACCTTTGCCTTTACATTTCCATATTTATCGAATGCGGATGTTGAGATAGAACTTAACAACGTACTAAAAACTGAAAACACAAGTGGTCAAACAGACAATGACTACACCATTTCAAATACAAATATTGTCTTTAATAGTGCTCCGGGAAATGGAGTAGCTATACATATTTATAGAGCAACTAACGTAGACT